AAACCTTAGAAAAAAGTTATCTACTTAAAATGTTTGGTGAGGTTGCAGAAACCCCCCAACATTTATACATGAGGGTTGCTGTAGGTATTTGGTTTGATAATTTGGAAATGGTACAAAAAACCTATGATATGCTATCACAAGGGTTATTTACCCATGCAACACCTACGTTATTTAATGCTGGAACCAAACGACCTCAATTGAGTTCTTGTTTCTTGTTAGATATTGATGATGATTCTATTCCTGGAATTTACAAGACATTATCAGATTGTGCGGTGATATCTCAAAATGCTGGAGGTATAGGTGTAAATATTCACAAAATAAGAGCTAAAGGTGCTTATATTAAAGGAACCAATGGATCTTCAAATGGTATTATCCCTATGTTGAAGGTGTTTAATGAAACTGCCCGGTATGTTGATCAGTGTTTTGTTCCAGATACAAAAGTTAAAACAAATCTTGGTTATAAAAAAATTTCAGAGATTACTGTTGGTGATATGGTTTTGAATTCAAACGGTACTTACAATCCAGTATCAAATGTCAAGAAGTTCGAAAAGAAAGAAAGAGATTTTATAACCATCAATTCTTCTATTGGTGAGAATACTGTAACACGAGGGCACCTATATCTTACAATAAAAAATGGTAAGAAAGATGAAAACTTAACATATAAAATTCAAAACAAGTTGGTAAAAGCGGAATGGGTTGAAGCTGAAAATTTGACAACTGAAGACATTTTGATTAAAATTAAATAAAATTTCTTCCACCTCTATATTTATTTGTAAAAAGGAGTATGAAAAATTTTTATTCAAATGATAAATCGGGAAAGAAAAAAAAATATCATTATATGATAACATATCATCCTCAAATAACAAAAGATATTTTGGATTGGGCAAAAATTCATGGTTTGTATGGTCTTTCTTTTGATGAATTAAGTTATTTAAAGTTTCATAATTTAGAATCAGTACCATCAGACCAAAATGGATTTAAACCTTTTCATGGTTGGTCTAAAGGTTATAACAAGAATGGAAAAATAAAAAAACTTGAAGAAAAATTCATTGAAAATGATTTATTAAAGTTTAAAGTTTCACTTACTACTGAGCAATTGGAAGGTCAAAAAAAATGTGGAATGATATCTCAAATAATACAAAACAATTATATTTTGTCGGAAAAAATTGATCAATTATATGATAATACAATCCCAAGGAGACAAAAAGTTGATATGTTTTTAAATGACATAGTTGAAATTCCAAAATGTGAAATATGTAAGAAGACATGTCTCTCTAGATTGACACATAGGGAATTCAGAAAAACGTGTTCGGAAAAATGTAGACGGGAGTTAGAGGCTAGTTTTAAATCATATGTGTTAGATATAGGGGGTGAAAAAATTAAAGTTCAGGGATATGAAAGGTATGTATTACCAACTTTAATTGAACAATATGGTAGATCTGACTTAAAAATAGGATTCGAAAATAATCCTATAGAATATACTATGGATGGAAAATTAAAAAATTATTATCCTGATATATTCGTTAAAAGTGAGAACAAAATCATTGAAGTAAAATCTACTAGAACATTTGAACTTGACAGAAAAAAAAATTTATGTAAAAGAGATGGTTGTATATCAAAGGGATATAATTTTAACTTTTACATTTGGCACAAAGGAAAAATAAAAATAATTTAAAAAAACTATGAAAAATACAAATATTCAATTAGACCATCAAATTTTAGATGGTGAAATCGTAAGTGAAATTGTTAATCTAAATTTAGATGAGATTGAGTTAGTAACTATAGAGTCTATTCAGGAAACAAAAATAGATACTGAAGTATATGATTTGGAAATCGAGCAACTCCCAAATTATACTACAGATATAAGTTTAGTTCACAATGGCGGGGGTAGGAGAAAAGGTTCTATTGCGGTATATCTTGAACCTTGGCATGCTGATGTATTTGACTTTTTAGACCTTAGAAAAAATCATGGTAAGGAAGAAATGAGAGCTCGTGATTTGTTTTTAGCTATGTGGACACCAAACCTATTTATGGAAAGAGTTGAGAGTGATGGACTATGGTCTTTATTTTCACCTGAGGAAGTACCTGGTTTGATTGATGCATATGATACACCTGATTCGAAAGCTTTCACTGAGCTTTATACAAAATACGAACGGGAGGGTAGAGCCATCAAAACGATCAAAGCTCGTGAACTTTGGGAAAAGATTTTGGATTCACAAATCGAGACTGGTACTCCATATATGTTGTACAAAGATGCTGTCAATTACAAAACTAACCAAAAAAATTTGGGTACAATCAAATCGTCAAATTTGTGCTGCGAAATATGCCAATATACCGACAAAAACGAGATCGCAGTTTGTAATTTAGCGTCAGTAGCACTTCCTAAATTTGTGGACATTCCATCAGGAAAAGTACGTGAGAAAAACAAAAAGTTGCGGACTTACAACTTCCAAAAGTTATATGAAGTTGTTTATCAAATGACAGTTAACTTGAATCAAGTAATCGATATAAATTATTATCCTACAATAGAAACAAGAACTTCAAATTTCAAACATAGACCCATAGGTTTAGGAGTGCAGGGTTTAGCGGATACCTTTGTAATGTTATCTCTACCTTTTGAAAGTCCTGAGGCTCAAAAATTGAATAGTGAAATATTTGAAACAATTTATTTTGCGGCGTTGTCAGCATCAAAAGATTTGGCAATGAAACATGGTCCATATGAAACATACGAAGGATCACCAGCATCATTTGGAAAGTTACAGTTTGATTTGTGGGATGTCAGTATGGAGAATCTTTCTGGTTTATGGGATTGGAGTACGTTAAAGTCTCAAATTGAAAAACATGGACTTAGAAATTCCTTACTTGTAGCTCCGATGCCTACTGCGAGTACCGCACAAATTCTTGGTAATAACGAATGTTTTGAACCTTTTACAACTAACTTATACAAAAGAAATGTATTAAGTGGTGAATTTGTAATCATCAATAAACATTTGGTTGAGGATTTGGTTAACCTTGGACTTTGGAACGATAGAATTCGATTGAAACTATTTGACGGAAATGGGTCAGTCCAAAAGATAGATGAAATACCATCTGAGATCAGAGAAGTTTACAAAACTGTTTGGGAAATGAAGGGTAAAACTATTTTGGATATGGCTCGAGACAGAGCAATTTTTATTGACCAATCACAATCTCTAAACATTTTTATGCAAGATGTAACACAATCTAAGTTATCTTCGGCACATATGTACGGATGGAAATTAGGATTAAAAACAGGAATGTATTATTTGAGAACTAAGGCTAAAGCTGCGGCGATCAAAGGATTGGGTGTTGATATGTCAGCGTTGAATACTCTAGAAACACAAGAAAGTTTCAAACCCAAACCACTCGAAAACAATAATTTGACATTGACAGAAGATATGATAAACAAAGTTTGTTCTTTAGATGATCCAAATTGTTTGACATGTAGTTCATAGAACTACATCACAAAATTCAAGGTGGTATATTTATACATATGGCTCAAGGAAAGACATATGGAATAAGTTTTCCATTCGTGGATAGTATGGAAGGTAAGTATTTGGAGTTAACTGAATATGTTGCTGAAGAAATCCGAACGAATCTTATTCATCTTTTACTCACAAGAAAAGGTAGTAGATATTTTCTACCGAATTTTGGGACTAGATTGTATGAATACATTTTTCAACCAATGGACGGACCCACCTTTTCTGAAATTGAATCTGAGATACGAGACTCTGTACAACAATTTTTACCCAACTTACAAATCACAAATATAGTCATACAGGCAGCTTCCGATGAAGCTGCTGGTATGACAGTGACAACTGCGGGAAACGTGGTTAATCCTGAGTTATCAATACCAAATCAAAATGTCTCAGAATATACAGCTAAAGTTAGAATTGATTACGCAATTTCTAACGATATCTTTAATTCTAAAGATTTTGTAATTATTAATATCTAATATGGCTGAAAGAAAAATATCATACACTGCGAGAGATTTTGTAACTATAAGACAGGAACTCATCAATTATACAAGGACATATTATCCTGAGTTAATTGACAACTTTAACGACGCTGCCGTATTTTCGGTATTTCTAGATCTTAACGCTGCGGTTGCGGACAATCTTCACTATAATATAGACAGAAGTATTCAGGAGACCGTACTTCAATTTGCACAACAAAGATCATCAATTTACAATATAGCAAGGACATATGGGTTGAAAATTCCAGGTCAAAGACCTTCAGTTGCGTTGGTTGATTTTTCGATAACGGTACCTGCTTTTGGGGACAAAGAAGATGAACGGTACTTAGGTATTCTAAGAAGGGGAAGTCAAGTAATTGGCGCAGGTCAAATATTTGAAACGGTATATGACGTTAATTTTGCATCACCTTTCAATGTTGATGGGATTCCCAATAGGTTGAAAATACCTAATTTCGATGTAAATAATAACCTAATTAATTACACAATAACCAAAAGAGAAACTGTAGTTAATGGGATTACAAAGGTCTTCAAAAGAACCATTCTTCCAAATGATGTAACACCCTTCTTTAGTTTTTTCTTACCTGAAAAAAATGTCTTAGGGATTACATCGATGATACAAAAGCCTGGAACTGCGTATTCGAATATTCCATCGGATCAAGAATTTTTAGGCGCTCAAGGTAGATGGTATGAAGTCCCAGCGTTGGCTGAGAGTCGCATATTTGTTGAGGATCCATCAAAACCATCCGATGATCCAGCAATCAAAGTAGGTGTATACATTGAAACTCAAAACAGGTTTATCACAGAATACACACCCGAGGGTTTTTATAAAATTACTTTTGGTGGAGGTACTAACACTGCGGATGACCAACTTAGAGAATTTACCGCTTTAGATGTACCACTCAAGGTACAACGATATCAAAATAACTCACTAGCGTTGGGGGCTATACCACAAGCAAATTCGACATTATTTATTCAATATAGAATCGGTGGTGGACTTGGTACAAATTTGGGGGTCAATGTAATTAATCAAATTGGATCTGTAAATTTCTTTGTAAATGGTCCATCTGAGACAATCAATACCCAAGTAGTTAATTCTTTGGTTTGTAATAACCCAACTGCCGCTATTGGAGG